GTATTTATACTCAACGGAAAATCCTACTCCCGTTCCACACATAAGTATATACATTGTTTCGTCAAATGATCGTGGAGAATCTACTGGTATAAAAGAACAATTGTATCCTGCAACATGATCTCTATCTAAAGCAGGTCCTGCTGTCATTACAGATCTCATTGATGGCATTACGTCACGATTGTAAACAGATTCTTTTAATTCTTTTAATAAATTTGGTTCTGGGACGTAGCCATTGTTGTCTTTAAGATACTTTATCATGTAGTCAAAATATCTATCTACTGTTTCTGCCCATGTCTCACGACGGTTTTCTTCTGAGATCCATCTTGCATAACGAGACAATGCAATAAAATTTTCATATGGGTTTTCAATAATTTTTGACATATATACCTTTTTCTTCGCTTAGCGTTTGATTATTTTTGGATGAGGTCTAAGTGTATCAAACTTTATTTATAAAAAGAAGTGTTTATAAGTTTTTTAAAAAATTATTATTACTCAACCAAAACAATGTTTAATAACTTAAATAGTTATATATAAACGCTAAATCATTACTTTACACAAAAAAATACTAGTTGACTAGATTGACTTATTCTTGTTTCTAATGGTATTATTATAGTTCGTTATCTCTAAAGGAGGAATGCCAATGGAGAAAATTAAAGAACGTTTGAGTGATGTAGTCCATAACTGGATGGCAATAGGAGTAGTAGTACTATTTTTATTTTCCGTCCAACCAGGGCCTACGGCTTCTCAAGCTTTAACTGTAGAAATACAAAAAACTGAAAAACAACTAAAAAGAGAAATACTAGATAAGTTCAGCAATGAAACTTATAAGCACTCTCAAATGCTTGCCCCAGAAGATTTAAAAGATTTGCTGTGGGCTGTTGGATTTGAAGGAGCTGGTTTAAAAACAGCTTGGTCTGTTGCAAGGGTAGAATCAAACGGAAGACCGCTTGCTCTAAACGACAACAAATCGACTGGAGATAAATCTTACGGAATTTTTCAAATCAATATGCTAGGGAAACTTGGCGTAGACAGATTAGAAAAATTTAATTTAGTTTCAAATAAGGAATTATTTGATCCAGTAACAAACGCAGAGATAACGTATTTTATGACTAAGGGCGGTAAAGATTGGTCATCATGGTCTGCTTCGACAGGCAAAGCCCAGGATATTGTAAAAGATTTCCCTAAACAATAAGGAGCCATATTGAAAAAGATACAAATCGTATCTAAATATATAGCCCTATCGGAAGAAGGCCTTGTTCCTAGACTTGAATGTCCTATGGATCAAGGCTTTCTTATGCCTAATGTAGATTTAAATGATAGAATATATTTATACTGCCTTTCTTGCAGTTACAAAACAACAATTGGGAGTAACCGTTATGAGTCTATTGAAAAACTTGTTAAATCAAGAAGTTCCGACTGACGGTGGTCAAATAAAAGAAACAGACTCTATGGGTCGAGAAATATTTTGGCTAGACATAGGTAGACCTAATGAATGAAGAAAAAGAGCCTTCTCAAAACTTAGAAGATAACCTTCCAATGGTTAATTATATTATGTTGCACAGGATATACGACCTGTTAGTGCTAATATCAAAATCAGTTGCTGAGCCAGAAGAAGTTCAAAAAATGATTGATTATCACGAAAAAGGTTTTTTGCTTGGACCCGTTCCTTCTTTTACTTCTGTAGATAGCAATGAAGATGTCTAAAAAAAATCCAATCAATATACCGCCATTTTTTTATTTTCCAAAAAATATGTTTTATTTAAAGCCAATGACTTTAAAAACTTTAAAGAAAAGAAATTTATTAGAAAAAATACCAAAAATAATTAAATTAAAAGCTAATTACCATATCAATCAAGGGAATAGAGCAAAAAATTTATTAAAAATATTAAAAGATCATGGTGAAGTTGTTTCTTTCTTTGTGAATAAAGAAATTTACATTACGGCCTTCTCTCCAGAAGCTGCGTATCAGGTATCTGTCGCTCAAAAAGATAATTTTTCAAAAGGTAGAGGTTGGAATAGAATTAGAAAATTTGGGGGAGAGGGAATGCTAACTCTAGAAGAGCCTACCCATTCTCAAAGAAGAAACATTGCCCAGCCCAGTTTAAATTATAAAAAAATACAAAAAAACTATTTTGACATTATGTGTGATAAATCTGAAAACAAAATGATTGATTGGCAAAAAAATAAAAAAATAGAAGTGCATACTGAAATGGTGCATTTAACTCTTGAAATAGTTTGCCAATCTTTGTTTGGCATTGATTTTAAAGAAAAAACTTCTTTTGTTAAAAAACATATGGATATCTGTGTAACAAATGGCGAAAGAACTGTGTCTCCTTTGTTGCATAGATTTGATCACACCAATTTACCGATATTTAAACAATTTAGAGAATCTTCTATAGAACTATATAATTTTGTTCAAAAAACTATTGATGAAAGAATTAAAAATCCTATAGAGTCAGACGATCTATTAAGTGTTTTTATAAAATCATATCAAGATCCAGAAAGCAATTTATCTTTATCTGACATAAATAATGAAATACTAACAATGCTTTTGGCTGGTTTTGAAACTACTGCAAACGCTTTGTCTTTTGCAATATGTAACATAAATGATAATCCCAAATATCTTGATCTTCTTAAAGAAGAGGCCAAAGAAATACTTTCAAAAAGAAATGATGATAATTTTATAGAATTAGTCTCTAACGCAAAAATTTGCTCATCTATAATTAAAGAAACTTTACGAATTCATCCTCCACTTTGGATACAGCCAAGATCTTGCAAAAAAGATTCTATAATTGACGGTCATTTTTTCCCACAAGGAGCTAATGTGGTTTTAAGTTCTTACCCTATTCATAATAACCCCAATATATATATAAACCCAGAAAAGTTTATGCCAGAAAGGTGGACTAAAGATTTTGAAACTAATCTCCCAAGAGGATCATACTTTCCATTTGGCATGGGATCTAGGAAATGCATAGGAGATATGTTTGCCATGTTAGAGATGAAAGTAATTTTATTATATATATTTGCAAACTTTGATTTAAAGACAAAGAAAAAAAATCCAGGTGGTCAGTCACATGTTTCATATAGGCCCTCAAAGAAAATAAAAGCTACAATTAAACCTATTGACTTATAAATTAAAATATTTTACTATTGCATAGATGCAAACTTATGGTTTGCAGTTGCGTTCTTTTAGAATGCATTAGACCCAGACGGACCCGCCTCTGTCTGGGTTTATATTTTAATAAGGTGTATAATTAATTCATGAGCCCAAGATATTTTTCTAAATTTACTAACAGCCCCTCTGCTGAAAGCGGTTGGTATCATTTTACTGGTGCAAATTTCAAGCCAGGGGACGTTGAATACAACATGTATCTAAAATTTAAATTATTCAAGTATAAATTTAAAAAATTATTTAGAAAATAACTTTACCTAAACCTTCAGATTAGCCATTTTAGGCCTCTGAGAGTCATTTTAAGACAATTTCACACATATTTGGTCTAGGAGTGCCATTAAGAGGATTTAGACGCCTTAAAATCATTTTCAAATTGTTTACACATACGAGTAATTTCATCATACATTTCTGTAATTTCTAAAAAATTTTCTTTTTCTAAGTTTTCTTTAATTGTAAAAAACAATTTAGCCTTATTATAAATTTTAGGCTTTTCTTCTGGTACGGCATTAGTGTACCCTGGATGAGATAATGGGTGAACTCGTATTTCTTTTCTTGCTTTTTCTAAAAATTTATCACAATCTTCATTAGAAAGAGAAAGATCTTTTCCTAACAGTGCTTTTGTGAAAAAATTAATATCTGACGTAACCTGGTCGAAAGTAAAGACATTAAGATTTTTAAAATTATCTAGTGTCGCTTTGGCATACCCTTTATATATCTGTATCTGGGCATATATGTGTTCGTCCATATTAAAGTCAGGGATTTCTGCTGCAATAACAACCCCGTTAGATACAGTATCTCCAGCTCCCCCATACGTTTTAGTAATTACTGAAGATATCACATCTTTAGGGTTTCTTACAACAGTAACCTGTTTTATTGTGTCATAAATTCCATACAATGACATGATGTTGTTAGATCTTGATACAAAGTTATTGTCAAAAGACGGGATAGGGCTAGTGTTAATTGTATTTATATTAGAATCTAGAGGATTTCCTCCTCTACGGTTAATACTTTTTGCTAATAGGTATTGTGACCAAGTAGATCCACTTCTAGGCATAGAGTTAATTATTATTTGATTGTATTTATACATTATATCTCTTATATTCTCGGTCTAGTGAATCGTCGAAAAAGAGAGTGAATTTGGATATTTCATGTTCTCCTAATTTCTTGCCACTTAGATCTATTCCTTTTCGATAAAGTCCAGTTCCTTTACCAAGCTCTGTCTGACTATCTACATATGCATGTTGATCTTCAGGTGGAAAATCTTCTAGCATTCTTTCATTATATTTAACGGTAACTTTACTATTATTAAGTGCGGCGGCGGAAAAGGGCATAAATGCTGCTATTTGTGTATATGCAGGTATAGTTATTTTCTTATTAGGTTCGGTTAACCTCAAAGTAATTTCCCATGCACCTTTAAAAAAGGAGGTGGAAAGAAGTGTTGTATATACCTGAAATCCTTCATAGAACTTATTAGGAATAGGATAGGCCAACATGCTAGTATTCTTATCTGTTTTAAATCTAAGTCCTGTAGATATAGCTAATGTAGCCCAACCTCTATGTTTATGTATCCAAGTATGTCCAGAATGTACTGTAATTCCATGATTTTCTTCTGAGTCATATGTCCCATCCCAGGTAAATGAGATATCTTCTGGAAAGGATATGCCATATCCCATCTGGTTAGCCAAAGTCATAGGCATACATCTGTATACTGCATCAAATGGAAGATTATCCATCCAATCTCTCTGTACTGGAAGAGGAGAAATTATTCCAGATCCCCCGCCTTTTAATTTATAAACTTCAACCTCGTACATTTAAACCAATACGTAGGATAGGAATATGTAAGCAAATCCAAAGATAAGCATACTTGCAACTAGCTTCTTATAAATAGTATCCATCCTATCATTATACAATATTAGACTATATATAGCTATATAATCCTAGTCAACTAGAATATATATACCAACATTACAAGCAAAAAGATTACTCCTATGGTTATATAATCTGCTTTGCCATTATTCATTAATTTCAGTTACCTTAAAATTGTCCCAAACAACAAATGAAGTTATAGGTCTTACTTTTTTATCTTTACTAGGCTGATGATGATTCCAATAACATAAATCTTGCTTATTAGCAGTTTCTATAGCTTCCTCTTTACTATTAGCCATAACTTCAATTTCATAAGATTCTTCCGTTTTGCATAAAACTTTATAGGACTTGCTTCCTTCTCCAAATTTCTGTCCTGGATCTACTAAAAACGTATATTCAAAAAATTCTCCCTTTAAAACTTCACATTTAAGATTTTCATGAAAAAGAATAGATCCACCTTTACATACTGACGTGACTTTATCACCAGTCTGTTCTGGAAATACCACGCTAAAATCATCTTCTCTAGCTACTAAAGCTTTTATATAAAAAGGATCTTTATTTTCATAACGATACATGTATTTGCTTATTACTGTTTGTTGCATTTTCATCATGATTTCATGATTATCTTTTAATTCTAAGCCATCGAAAGTATTAATATTTGTTACTATGCACTCTTCCATATATATCTTTCTATGTTTTATGTTTTCTGGGTATTTTCCAGAATTGGAGCATAGGAACCCCTACACCCCTTAAAAATTAAAGAGTATCCCCGAAACTGGCACTAGGTTGTAAACCCGCAATTAATCGGTTCCTGCTTTGCTTAATGACTTTTCCGTCATTGTATGCACCTGAAGTTTAACCCCTTGATATTATCTCCGAAAACTGTTCAAGGTTATCATGATAGCATTTAAAATATTTCTAGGTCAAGGATATTTATTATTTATTTTTAGGAATTAAAGTCTGAGGTCCTTCTGTACCGAATAAAGACTTTTTAATAGGAACACAATTAGGTACCTGTCGACCATTTTTATCTTTCATGCCTACCTGCTTATATCCGCTCCAACAAGCCTTTTGCATATTGTCCCATTTGTCTTCGTCTTCGTTATCTGATAGGTAATCCATTGTATTGTCCATAATCAAATTATAGCATTATTGATTTTAGGATCTTAGCTATATAATCTTAGTCGACTAGTATTTTAGATTTTATAAAATGTTAATATATTTTTAATTTGTATGATACACCCCTGCGAGATGTCCGATATGCCCCATTAGTGCGACCATATGTGATGTATATCATATAGTTTTAGCAAAGTATTTTTAGAATTGTCCGACATGTCCGAATTGCGACTTGATAAATGTCGGTGCCCTCGTGTAGAGTTATTACTATAACAAACGAAAGGAAATACAATGAACGATTACTATGATGATATATATCTAGAGATATATGAGGAGTTCGGTGCCTCTGCTGTATCCGACCCCGACTATGCCGAGCAATTGGCTAAGGATAAGGGTGTGAGGTAACTCACACTCTACACCTAGCGTGTCGGCTTGATAATGTCGCACACTAATGATAGATTTACCCTAATGAAAAACCTAACGAAAGAAGGACAGAAAATGACTATCACTTATACACTATGGCAAGGCTCTCAACTACTAGCCGTAAATCAAAAGGCTAGTAAGCCCGAAGAAATCTTAGCGGTAATCGCTGAGTTAAATAAACTTGGTAAGGGTTTTACTTACAACATTAGAGAAGTAGAGGTAAATAAATAATGATGACTAAATGGGATACAATTCAGGCAGATGTAGCGGACGCTTATGTCTATCTTGATGAAGAAGAAGCGTTAGATAAGATTAACGCTGAGGCGATTAGCGATAGCGATATCGTTAGCCTTGATGAAATAATCGAGAAAGAATTAACATTAGACTGGGAGGCATACGAATAATGAACTTAGAATTGTTATTAGATAGCGAATACTTTTCTTTATACATTAACGGGCTTTGGCCTAATGGTGTCGGTATAGATATACCTACATGGCTACTAGTTGGCTCTATTGGTTTTATTTATTCTATCGTATTACTTAAGAGGGATAAATGAAATCGCAATTAGAAAAGGACTTAGATATAAAAGATAGTTTCGATCAGATGTTAGATGATAGTTATCCCGATGTAAAAATCGGGTACTCAACATTTACCGCCTCCGAAATACTTTTTAATTGCGACCCTATCGCCTACCAAATAGGATTAGTAGAGCATGAGGACTACATGCGTGAGGAAGGTCACATAGACTAGACGGCGTGTCGGCTTGACAAAAGCGGAAGCGCCCACAAAAGCTGTGGGGGCATTTTGTGATTTAAGACACACTATAAAAAAACCCTGAATTCTGCGGCGTGTCGATTTGACAGACAATTCGGACATTTCGGTGTGATTAACAACACACGACTTGAGCGTCTCAAAATGTGGAATTACTGGAAAGTAACATGAAATTGTCGGTGGCTTCCGCTATAATTGCGGTATAACGAAAGGAAGTGGCTAACAATGGCTAACTTATACACAATACAAGATTTACTAATTGGCAAATCTTATCGCTCTAATTCTTTGCGTGGTGAAATTATCTCCGCAGATAAATCAGATATCTGGTACGAAAATGCCGAAAGTTATTTGGTTCAAATTAAATCTGATACTGGTAAATATACTTACCGAACAATAGCGGTTAAGGTAGGTGAATAATAATGGGATACATAGAAGTTTTCACAATGAATTCTGAGGGTGCGGGGTGGCTTGACCTCTCCGATATTCCCGCCGAAACTTTATTAGAATTGGAAATCGGATTATTTCAGGAAGGTGCGCTCTAGGGCGTGTCTATCCCGAAATTGTCGGTGGCTTAGGCTATAATTACAATTAACAAACTACGAAAGGAAAACTATAAATGGGAAATATATCAGAAATAGTCGGGGTCGCTTGTGATGAGTGTGGCGGTGCTGGCTTCATATTCTTTGGTGATGAAAAGAATTATGATGTGGAAAGTTGCGATTGCGTTAAAGAAACATGGGGTATCTAATGTATAGACTAGATACTTACTATGACGGCAATTTAGAATATACATTTCAATTCGCTGATGCTTTACAAGCATTTGAGGCTTTCGCAAAATGTTATGATGTTGGGTTTGCTAAAGAATTCGCAACATATAATTTATCTATGCCAACGGGCAAAATGTATACTAAAAACTTTAATAGAATTGGTTTGGTATCCGCAAAATGATGACTAGAAAAGATTATATTGCTACTGCTGAAATATTAAAATATATTAGCGACAAAACGCACCCCGCTGTTTTTTCTAAAACTGTTCACGATTTCGCAGAAATGTTTGCGAAAGATAACGAACGATTTGATGTAACACGATTTCATAAGGCAAGCGGTTATCGTGTTCCGAATTTTAATTCTAAATAAAATAAAACGAATATAATTTCGGGCGTGTCGCAGCTTACAACGCGGTCGGGCGTGTCGCGCCCACAAGGGTGCGGGGTCGGGCGTGTCGTTAAGAGTGTGATTAAAAACACCCTGAAAGCTGGGGTGTTTTGTAATAAATGTCAGTGGCCTATGATATTATTCTCTTAATAACGAAAGGTCAACTCATGAAATTAAAAAGATCTAATGATCGCAAAGTCGCTAACCTTGTTACAAAGAATGGCAAGCAAGCAGCAATTGCTAATACTTTTGGATTACCCGCTGGCAAAGATTTTTCATGCCCTGGCGCAACTTCTATTTGTGAGACTGTTTGCTATGCGGGAAAATTAGAAAAACTTTATAAGGCTGTTAAGGCTAATCTGCTGCACAATTGGGAATTGTTACGCAATGCGGATAATGACACAATGGTACGTTTATTGGATGAGATGATCATAGAATTTATTGCTGATTGTGATAAGAAGAATGCGCCTAAGTTATTCCGTATTCACTGGGACGGAGATTTCTTTAATGATACCTATACCTATGCCTGGAAGACTGTTATTGAAAAACATTCCGATATTCAATTTTGGGTATACACACGTGTGAAGGACGCAGCGCTTATTTTAAAAGATATATCTAATCTATCTTTATATTATTCTACGGATGATGAGAATAAAGAGATCGGCCATGAACTAAAAGTAAATGAAGGAATTCGCCTTGCTTATCTAGGAAAAACTTTCGCCGTTACTGAAAGTACAATGAAAGAATTAACGGGTAAGCCTGGCGCTAAGTGTCCTGAGAATATGAAATCTATTCCGCTTATCTCAAGCGCAGGTAGTGCATGTGTATCATGTGGCTTATGTGTTTATGGTAAAGCAGATATAAGATTTAGCGCTAGTAAAAAATAAAGAAAAAAGGTATAATATACTATGGAATTAATTGGAGCGCTAATTGGATTCTTTTTTGTTTCGTTTTTAATTCTTCCGCCTTTAATTTTTTTATTTGTTTTATTATATACAAAACCTGATATAGATAACAACGGGCTTAGCGGGGAACAATAGCGCCGAAGCTGCGCCCACAAGGGTACGGGGTCGGGCGTGTCGTTACGGGTGTGATGTAAAACACCCCGAAATCCTACAGATATGTAAAGAATTGTCGGTGTATTGTGGTAAAATACTCTTATCCAACAACGAAAGGCTCTAATGAAAACAGTAGAACACTCTCTTAGATTTATTACAGAGTTAGATGAAACTAATCCAACCGCACAACGATTACTAGCATTAGATAAAAATATGCAGGCAGAATTATTAGAAGGTATGCTACACAATTTACTTGTTCCCGATATTATGCCACTTATAGATAATCTAAACGCAGGCAACTCTTATGCAACACTAAAGGTTGTGAAATAATGTTAGCAACTGCCATCGGAATACTTGACGCAACCAAAGATAGTATTTTTGACGATGAAATTATGGGATTAGCAGGCGAACTCCATGAACGCAGAAATGAACTATCAGATGAAACTTTTGCTAAGTATTTATTTATGTATTCCACAGCCCTATCTAGCAAAGTAGCCGACCTAGTAACTAAAGTCTGCCTAAGCAAAGAGGAAATGTCGGTGCTATGCGCTACAATAGACGAAATGGACAACCTATCAGAAACTATACTAGAAGAGGATAAATAAATGGGAAGCATAACAGCAATTGGATTAGCAGATAGCGTGTTAGATTTAGAAACACAATTAGCCTATCACTTACAGGGTAATCATTACCCACCCGTTCCAGTTTCTATGGTGAAACCTTGCATAGATGCTATTGACGCATACTATGATGAGGATTTTGATCGACAGATAAAGATGCCTGAAGGCGTATCTTATAAAGGATTAGATACAGCACCTGCCTCCGCAATTATTAACCAACACCACCTAGAGTTTTGGCTGCCTGAATGTGATTAACCTCACACGACACTCCCCTTATAAATGAGGGGAAATGTCGGTGGGCTAGGCTATAATACTACTAACAACAAACGAAAGGAAACAAATGACCAACTCAACACTAGAGGTCGGACAGACCTACACAACCACAACAAGTGGTGTCACAGGAATAATCAAGGCAGTAGATAACCACCCAAGCGGTGTAAGTCGTATCTTGCTTGATGTAAATGGCAAAGAGCGTTGGACAAGTCTAACTAACTAATCATAGGTCGGATACCGCTTGTCGGTGGTGTCCGATATAATAAACCCACCTAACGAAAGGAAACACAAATGGCAAGAGGCAAAGCAATACAGGTAAAAATACCTACTACTAAGGTTATCAAAGCCTTAGAAGTAAGATTAGCCAAACTAGAGGCTGATTACACAAAGCAAGATGAGAACGAAGCAAAGTTTAACAAAAAGATGGAAGCGTGGAAAAAAGAAATTGGGAAATGGGCTATTGCTAATTTCTCAAAGTCTGAAAACTTACGCACCAACTATCGTCAATGGAACAAAACTCTCAATGTAGATTTTGACCTTATTGTAAATGAAAAGGATTTTCCTGCTGAACCAGTAAAGGACTACGAGCAAATCCATCAGCACTCTTATCGTGAAATGAAAGATGAGATGGAAAATGCTATCCGTATTCTTAAAATGACCGATGAGGAAGTAGTTAGCGCAAGCACTTACAACGCTATTGCTCGTTATCTTTAATTAGATAAGCATAAGGGTGGGTGCGTGGGTTATAGACAACACCCACCCCTTATGTTACAATTTCTATCCCTACTAACAAAGGAACAAAATGCGGTATAGATTAGAAATCTATGATGCTAATAAATCTCACGACATTTCCATACCACTTGCTGAAAGTATCAACTATCCAAAAATTGCTAACATAGTTAAGCAAAATATAAAAAACTTTCAGGGTGATGTAAAAGCATATGTATTTGATGTAACTAATAATAAAAAAATAACAGCAGCGTATTTCCCAGAAGAAATTCATTCACTAATCTAAAGCTTGGGGCGGGTTTTTATGTTTTCCCGCCCCATCTTCCCATGCGCCCAACCTTGGGGACTTATCCACAGCCTTACGGAAATCTGTGGAAAACCCCTGAAACCTGATGTTAAATAAGATAGACAATGTCAGTGCCAACTGTTATAATAAACCTAACAAACAAACGAAAGGATAAAATGGCTCATAATCTAGAAGTGCAAGATGGTGAAGTAGCATTTGCGTTACGTGGCGCACCTGCTTGGCACAATCTTGCAAATCGCATTTTCGCTCAAGATGAAAATGTAACTACCGCAACAATGCTTGAAGAAGCAAAGTTAAATAACTGGAATGTTCGCTTGTCGGACGTTGCAGATCACATCCCTAACACATGGAGAAATACATCAGACAATTTCTATGTGATTCGTGATAATCCATTTGACCAAGGCACTGATGTTTTGTCAGTAGTTGGCAAGCGATACAAGACTGTTCAGAATGAAGAGTTATTTCAATTCGCCGACAACGTGCTTGATAATGGCTCCGCAAAATGGGAATCTGCTGGCTCAATTAAAAAGGGCAAAGTTGTATTTGGTTCATTAGATATTCCTCGTGAAATCGTATTAGACCCACAAGGTGTTAACGATAGAACTAAGTTATATTTAATCGTATGGACATCACACGATGGCTCAGTTGCCGTTCAAGCAGCAATCACACCTGTTCGTGTTGTCTGCCAAAATACTCTTAACCTTGCAATGAAGGGCGCTAAGCAATCTTTCAAGATTCGCCACACACAAACTGCTGAAGGCAGAATTGTGCAAGCCCGTCAAGCATTGGGATTAACATTTGCGTATGCAGATGAATTTCAAAAGCAAGCACAAGAGTTATTTACTCAATCAGTTACCGATAAGCAATTCTCGGATTTGATTCGCAATCTATATCCAAAGCCTGAGTCAGATGTTAAAGGCGCATTGAAGAAGTGGGAGAATAAGGTTGTTCTAATTGATGACCTTTATCATAACTCACCAACTAATTCTACAATCAAGGGAACTGCTTGGGGTGCATTTAATGCACTAACTGAGCGTTTAGATTATTACCGCACATCCCGCACTGGTAATACTGAATCGCTAAATGCTGGCGCAAGTGGGTTCGACCCAATTTTAACTGCAGAGAAAAATAAAATTCTCAAAGCAGTTAAAGCCTTAGCCTAAATAAATGGGGCCCGAAAGGGCCCCGTTTCTTGGTCCATTAGCTCAGTTGGTTAGAGCGCTACCCTGTCACGGTAGAGGCCGACGGTTCAAGTCCGTTATGGATCGCAAAGTGCCATTAGCTTAGTTGGTTAAAGCCCCGAACTCATAATTCGGTAATCGTAGGTTCAAGTCCTACATGGCACACAAACTGCGCCCAAACCTAAAGGCACAATTAGCTCTTTACGTACATTATAAAAAAACCCCGAAGCCCTATTGCGGATGTCAGTAGCCTCTGCTACAATTGCGACATTCAACGAAAGGAATACAATGCCTAACTGGGTAAATAACACTTTGACCATACAGGGTCCAAAGTCAGAGATAGATTCAATTAAGGAAAGATTGAATCGACCATACAAAGTATTACATGATAGTTGGAGTATGGAAACTAATAAAATGGAAGTAACAGAATCTGTTTATTCTAATCCTGTATTTGCATTCTGGAATATCCATTCTCCATTAGAAGACGGTATCACAATGGAAGAATATGTTCAGCAACCTGACCGTTCAGGTGTTGACTTAAATGACCCTGATTGGTTTCCTAAGTCTGTTGCATTCGCTAAGACTCAAAAGGATTGGTATTCTTGGAATACATCTAACTGGGGAACTAAATGGGATGTTGGTGTAGGTGACGGTGAACAATATCCTGATACTGAGTTACTTGAATATGAATCAAAGGGTGATGATAACTGGCTAGTATATAAATATAATACTGCTTGGTCACCTGCCGTTACTATATTAACTAAACTAAGTAATCTAGTTCCTAACTCTCTACTAACCCTTGAATTTGAGGAAGAGACAGGTTGGGGTGGTGAATATGAGATTGTCCGTGGCGAAGTCAAAGAAATCCTAGAATATACCAATATGTGCTATGCCTGCCAATCCTATGACACAATGGATTATTGTGATAATGATTGTGGAGAATTCTGCTCTGAATGCAATGAGGGCTCTTGGAAAGATGAAGAG